ATCTTGAGCATAAGAAATCCACTTACAGTTATCTCCCGCACCATCGTTTAAATTATATACTATTGAACCACTAACAGATGCTTTCATGTCATCAGGTAAAACTGATGCAGAAATATTTACCGTTGTTTTATTTGCTGCCATTACTTACCTCCTTGTAGTAATTGTATTTGTTCTTTATATTGAGCGTCAATCATTTGATATTGTTGAGAATACCATCCATATTTAACGCCATCTTTTTGTAAATTTTGTGTATATTCTTGTACTTCTTTTTGAACCTCCGCTTGATACTCTTGAAGGTCTGCAGAATATTTAGTTATTAATGCAGTATTATCTTGTACCTGAGCTTGCATGTTCTGAACTGCATTCTGTAAAGATAAAGCTTGGTCTGCTGCTTTATTAGCTATGTCGGTTGATGTAGCTTGCTGTGAGTCTGATTGAGCTTTTTGAGAAGCTATTTGAGCAGAAGTAATTGCTCTTTGTAAGTTAGAATTATGTTTTGCTAACTCATCTTGAAGCTCTGCTTGATATCTAACATTTTCTTTGTTAAACACCGCTACTTCTTTTTGTATATTTGCTTGATACTGTGTAACTTCGTTATTAAGTCTTCCAAGTTGTATTTGAGCTAATTCTGTATCTTCTTCTACTTCTAGAAAAGTAGAAAATGTTGAAACATCTACATTTAAATCAGGTGCAGTAAAAGTAGGAACGCTTCCTGTAGGGTCTACCTCTTCAATAGAATCTACTAAAATATTTGCTACATCAGTAACGCTAGCATCTGCATTTGTTGCGTCCGTATAAGATATAGTTCCTAAAGCCGGAGAAGATGGAGATACTGCTACTATATTTAAATTTGATAAAGAAGAATGTATATTATTTAAAAGTCTTTGTAATGCATTTCTTGCTGCATATAACACTACTGCCTCTTCTGCTTCGTCTGGAAAATTGCTTATAACAGACTCGGTATGAGCTACTGTTATGCTAGTATCTATAGCTATAAGTCTACTATCGCTCGAACTGTCAGATGCAGGAAATGTGTTAAGCTCATTATTAAATATAATATATGCAGGGTCGCTTGAAGATGCAGCTTCCATGTAACTTGAATCATCAACTCTTCCCATCATTGAAGGAGGTAACATTCTACAAGGCATACGTTTACCGCTGTTATTTTCATCTTTTCTTAGTACGGATATAATTTTTCTACCTTCAACATCAAAAGAAGAAGTAAAATCATCTTTACCTGCTACTCTAGCTAGTTTATCAATAGGCAATATATTTAATACAGTACGTGCACCAGCTGACAACCAGTCACTTAATGCTGTATCGTCAGTGCTTGCAAAGCCTGTCAAATCATCTATTCTTGTTTTAAAATCAGCCATTATCTACCTTGTCCTCTATATGGTTTTATATAATTCTTTGTACTCATCTTATTGCCCATCTTAGTATTCTTACTCATACCTTGTCTAGTCTTTTTCTTTCCATTACTTCTTCTAGTTTGTTGTCCTAATCCTCTCACTATTTACCTACTGCTTTCATAGCAATGTTGTGAGACTGTTTAAAGGACTTACCTTTTCTCATTGCAGCCGCCATTTTTTTTAAATGTGCTTTTGAATGATGAACTTTATGCTTGCTCATTTGTCTTTTTTGAACAGCAGTTAAATTGTTTAAGCTTACGCCTTTTAAGTTCTTAGCCATTAATATCTTTTAGACTTTTTCTTTTTATTTTTCTTTTTTGTTTTGGTTTTTTTCTTTTTACCGTACATTACATTATCCTCGTTGCTGGTCCCTTTGCAGAAGTTTTATCTGCTCCTTCTTTGAGCTTTTTCATTCCTTCTTCGTGAGACAGTGTTTTTATTTCCATCTGGTCTTTTCTAATAGCAGTTGCATAAGGATTATTTTCCCTAACAACAAAGTTAGTATTCCATTTGGGTGCTGAAGCTCTTTGACCACAAGAGGTACAGTTAAACATCCCATCAGGATTAGGTTCGTTACAATGTTGACAATTCATTTATTATCCAGTTGATACTATAATATATGCAACTCTACTTCTATCCAATTTTACTGATTGAATGTCAACAATAGCATTATTAGTACTATCTAAAGTTTGTATGTAATCATTTATCTCTTTAGCTAAAGAGCCTGTTACACTGCTTGCATCTGAGCTTATATCATTAATAATAACTTTTGTTATTGTATTATAATTAGCCATTTCTTTCTCCTATTAGTTTTAAAATTCTTTATAGGTTTCGGAGTGGGAATAAACCCACTCCATAGTACCTAATAACTATTTATGATGTTGTAACTGCTCCGTCTTTAGCAGCATTTCCGTAGAAATACCATTTAGCTCCGTCACAAACGATTTCAACATAGTCTCCTTGTTCTGCAGATGTTCCAAAAATTAAATTTGAAACTCCTGTAGCACCAGAAGAACCTGGGTTGTCGTCACTTGTATCAACTTCAGACTCTGCTATTTTACCAAATAAAATTGCAGAACCAGCAGCAATCGTAATTGCTCCAGTTGGCGTGTTTTCATCAATGATTAACTTGTAGTTAATACCAACTTCTAAAGCAGTTGGTAAAGTAATGCTGTAAGCACCGCCAGCTGCATCTAGGGTAAAAACTTTACCGCTATCTTTTACTGCTTCTAGTGTTTTAGCTCCATTTACAAATTCAACTGGAATTAACATTCCACCATTACCACTATTTCTATTTAAGTAACCTGTTTTCATCTTACAATCCCTCCACGTTATATAGAGCGTGAGATTCTGGTAATGTGATTTCAAGACCTGCTTCTGTAAGAATCATGTCTTTTCTCAAGTCTTCATCTGCACTTTGTACATTTGTCATGATTTGAGTATCACGATTTAAACCATTACCTACTAACGGTCTGTATGCTAACTGACTCATGTCAGCCATAAGCATCATTCCGCTTGCCATTCCTCTGAAGAGTGGTTGTTTAACTAAGAACATACTTCCGTGCACAGTGTTAATTTCCATTAACTTGTGTCCGAATGAACCTTCTACGTTATCCATGTTTACTCTGTAAGGACCGTTTGCGTGACCAACTGATGCATCAATAAACGCACCGTCGCCCATTTTGTTAAAGAATGAAATTACAGGTAAAGAAGCCATAACAAGTTTTTCGCTTGCTCCGCCTCTTGCTGGGTCAAATATAACTTCCATGTCTGATAGTAATCTATCATATGTTAACTCAGCTGTAGTTGTACTTCTGTAATATCCTTTTCCTGAAGAATAAGATAATGCAGAGTTGTCTACTACTGGTGCAACATTTTTTAAGATATTTCCTACCAAACCTTCAGTATACTGAACGCCTTGGTAACGAGCTTTTTGACCGAAGAGCATAGCTCTTTCAATGTCAATTTTATGCTCGCGTAATTTCTGAGCCCATATTCTATCAAACTCATTCGCATATCCACGGTGACGTGTTGCGATTGCTGTGTTTGTTAGTTCACAAGCTGTTTTAAAGATTTGTGTATAACCAAATCCGTCATCTAATGTGTCTGAAAAAGTGTCTGGTGATGCTGTTCCTTCTTCAAATGATGTACCAATAATTTGGGCAACATCATTGTTTGAAAGTACATTATAACCAGTCGCTGTATTCGCATCAGATAATCCGATTACTCTACCTTGAAAGGTTGAAGTTGAGCCAACTGTTGCTGGTCCTGATTCAACTCTTACTAAGACTTGAGTATATCCTGCTGCTGTATCTAATGAGCTTACTGAAAACACCATTCCTTTTGTAAGGAATTCTACTGCAGCTCCTGCTGCTGTATCTACGGTGAAAGCGTGAACTTCATTTACACCAACTGCTGAACCGCCATTTACATCTGCTGCTAATAAGAAGCTTCTATCGGTGTGATTGATTTGAGTTCTGTTTTCAAGAAATCTGAAAACATTATCATCAGTCGCAACCTTAGAAACATTCGCCAAGTAAGTGAAAAAAGGTGATTCTTCTGGAGTTAATTCCGCAACTCTATCAGAGAAATCATACAGTTTTCTTTGGTCTGGGGCCTGCCCATAATCAGCACTTGATGCCGCAGCTGTAATGTTGGAAGCTTTTAGTATTCCGCTATTTATAGCCATTTTAGTCTCCTAAACTGTTATTTAGCTAGTCTACCACCACGACTGGTATTCATAATTCTATCCCACACTTGGTCTCCTTCAGATTTAGTAGGCTGTTGGCCTCCCTGAAGTACTCCAGCTGGTTTAGGAACTGATTTAGCAGCTTGCACAGCTTTTTTGTTTTCATTTGGTTTTGCAGTTCCACCCTTATCTTCTTTCCATACCTTGATTAATGTCTCGATAGGTAAGTCGGCTTTAGGTGTTGTTGCAAACCTTAAAAACTCTTGAGCATCATCTTGCTCTAAATTGTGTTTACTTACTAATTCTGTTTTTAAATTATTCATAGCCATATCGTTTTTAAGTCTAGCTAGTTCGTTATCTACTGTTTCGTGTACAAGCTTTTTTTCTTGTCTTACTCTAAATTTGTAAGACTCTGAGTCTTGCTTGTAGTAGGCGTCCCAAGGGTCAAAATTATCTGGTGTTGTACTTTCTCCAGCATTATCGCCCTCAATAGATTGTCCAGAAAGATTTTTTTCAATTACGTCTACTAGTTCCGGTCTAGAATTTAAAGTATCTCTTAATTGAATTAAGTCATCTGACTCTCTTCTAAGATTCTCATGTTCTGCCGTTTTTTTGTCGTACATTGATTGAAACTTCTTAGCTTCTGTTTCCCAATTCACTTCTTCTGATGCTTCCACACCCTCTTCTACGGTATCTTCTTGTAATGTAAGTGTTTCTTCCACTACTGATTCTACTATTGGGTCATTCTTTTCAACCTGCTGTTGTTCTTGTTCTTTTGCCATATTTTTTCTCCTACCTGATTTAATCTTACGATTCTGAACCAGTGTTGTTTTTATCTTCGGCCTCCAAAGAACTTGCCATCTGGTCTGCCAAATTTCCTAACTGCATTATCTTTTCTTTTTCTTTTACTTTAGAGGATGCGTTAAATTCCTTTAATTCGCTTTTAAACTTTTCAACTTCCGTACGTTTCCTAGATGAAATCTGTTCACGTTCTGATGTTTGTAAGTCTCCACTTAGTTTCTTTACTTGATTTTCAAGTTGGGATATGTAGTTTGCCATTTGTGCCATTTTGCCCTTTCTTTGAAGAACACCTTCTTTGTCAAAGATTTCACTTTTCTTTAAAACCTCGACATCATCTACCAAGCCTAATTTATAAGCATCAAGATACATATTATATTCTGCTACCTTGTTGCTAGGTAAAGTTGAACCTGATATTATGCGAATGTCGTGTTGTCCGATAGTAATATCGTTTTCAACAGCTCCAATCGCTTGTGATTTATCATCATACAGTCTCATGTTAACAGAAAACTCTGTTATATCATTATTTGGTTGTACAATTCTAAAAGTTTTTTGGAATTTATAGTGGTCTTTAGCTAAGTTATATATTACTTGACCTGTCATACTTAACGCGGCTTCAATATCTCTTAACTTAGATTTACCTCTAGACTCTCCCATTTCAGATAAAAGCATTGTGCCTCTAACTGACTCTGGAGCATTGTCTTTAAATCCCTGTAATAATTCTGGTATACCAAAATTTAAATCTATATATTTTTCTACCCTGTCAATTAAATAATAAAACTCACTAGTTAAAGGAGCTGGTTGTGGGTAGTGAGGCTCACCAAACTCTGGGTTATATTCAATAACCGCATTTGGATTAGCCCAATCTTTTTCTAACTGACTAACATTATCTACACTGCCCTCTGGAATTAAAAGTTTTAAACCAGCTGCAGATTGAGCGTGTGATAAGGTTAAAGAGAATAGCTTGTTTAAAAGCCTTTGAGAGTCTTTAACCTTATTCACATCCGACTTTGGATAGGGAGTATTAGTCCAAATGTTAGCAAAAGGTACGATAGGATATATGTCAGTATTTAAAACTCTCTCATATAACAACACATCTCCAATGCTCGTACATTGCGTAATTCTTGTTTGCATTACTTCTTCTATTTCTATAGCACCCGATGCAATAGCTTCGAGATTTTCTTCTTCTTGTAACATGCTTTCATATATTTCAGCATTTATAATTTTTTCTGCACCGCTAGAAGTATTAAATAATCTATAAAAAGGAACTCTTACTTTATAAAACCTATCTAGTATTTGATATTTTTGATTAACATTGTAATCTAGATGTTTAGCTTCTGCGGGAGTAAGTACGTTTTGAGAGTTTTTTAAATTAGATGAAGGATAGTCTTCTCCATACAAAGAATTTTCACTTACATCTATATCGTCAATAATTTCTTCTAGGTCGGGATATAAGTCAACTACTTGTTGTTTTGTTAGATAAGTAGAAAGAATCATTCCTGAGGCATCGTGAAAAAACCTGTCTCTGGATGCTGGGTCTACATAAACTCTAAAAGGGTCTACGTGAGTATATTTAATTTCACCTCTTCCGTAGTCAGCTTCCGGGTCCATGTATACATACATATAACCTAAGCCTTGAACAGAATAATCATGAACTACTTGTTTAAAGACTGTATCGCCTTTTGAGATGTCCCAAATATATTCTAATATACTTTTCCATATATTAGATATTTTATTATCAGAATCTTCTCTTCCTATGGCGGTAAATCTAGCTGGCTGTGCAGTTAGTAAAGATTTTAATTTGTCTACAGCTGCATATACTCTATCTATAACAAAATCTGCTTGACCTACTGAAGATAAAGCATCAGATTCTTCTGCTGTAAAATGATTTCCTAATACAAAGTCTACTGCGTCCCTAGCTTCTAAGTCCCAAGTTTGTCTTGCATCTCGCCATCTTCTAAATAACTCTTTAGTTATTTGTGGCTTGGTTTTATTGTTTTCGTCGTATTTAATGATTAGACTCCCTATTATATTTTAAGTCTAAAATAATTAATTTACGACGTTGCTGTCAAGAATTATTTATATTTTTTGTCCAGTAACCCAGTTAATTGCTCTGTTGGCTAGATTTTTCTCTCTATTTTCTAACCTTTCGCCTAATTTAGATATATCTATAGCTGAACTTTTAGGAGGCTTTGCTGTAGTTACGGCATACCAAAGACCGTCAAGAAGGTCATCGTTTCTACCTTTTGGAAACTCAAACATCTCATCAACAATATCTTCGTGTTCTTTTTTAATAAATAACTTTCTAGCATTAACTATAGGACAAAGCAATGCTTCTAACCTGTCTTCTTTCTTTATACCTCCAGGAGGTCTTATTCCTTGAGATAATCCAGGAGCTAGTTTTCTATCGCTTCCCGCTAATTTATTTACATGGTCTTTAATAATACCTTGAGCACCTACTTTTTCTACATTAACTCTTCTAACTGGATGATACTTTCTAGCAATGTTAATAATTTCTTTTGGCATGTCATATAAAGGGGAGTGTTCTCTGTAATAGTCTACAATATATATATTTCTATCACTATCTATTGCAATAGTCATTATAACTTGAAAGTCACTTCTAGCATTTGTTTCGTAAGCAAGGTCAACTCCCATGTATACATTTACTGGGATAGCAGACTCGTCAATCATCATATAATTAAACCCCGCTCTTTCTTCTACGTGTCCTCTATATTTATTTATTCTATCTATTTTGAACTTAGCTGTTTCAAGGTCTCTTGCTTCGTTCATATATTCTTGAGCAAACTTGTGAGTTAATCCCATTTCTGAGAACCTAGATTTAATGCCGTCTAGTTTTTGCTTTGTAAAGTAGCTAGGCCACAAAGGAACTCCGTCAACCATAGCTTTTTTATATAGTACATTCCAAGCAGATTTTCTTTTTTCTTTTTCGGCATCTAAGAAACCATCATATACGCCTTGAAGAAAAGAGTCGTAGTGGACTATTGTACCAATAAGCCATATTGACCCTTCTTGTTCTTTTGAGTTTTCTAATGCGGGCTCTACCGTAGACATTACCCATTCTTTAATCTCCCTTCTTCTATCTGGTGTTTTAGTATTTAATTCTGATTCAAAGTCATCTAGAATAATATTAGTATATCTTAGACCTAATTGAGAACGACCACGTAAACGCTGACTTGTACCTTTAGCAATAATCCTATCTCCTCTAGCGGTAGTAAATTCCTTCTCTGTCCATTTACTCCCTTTCAAATCCCCAAAGTAATATTGTAATGCAGGGTTAATATCGATATGATTTTGTATGTACTTAATGTGGTCGATAGCTTGAGATTGTTCTTCAGACACCCAAGCAATAAATTGTTTTTTATCTGGAGGAGCAAAATATAGCTGATACAATAACGCCGTTTTTGCTAATGTTGATTTTGCATGACCTCGCGGTAATATAATACAAGCCCTTTTTTCATCTCCAAGTAATAAGTCGCTTAACTCGTATTGGTATGGAGCGGGGGACGATTTCATATAATCTTCTGGCATAAACATTTGACCAAAAGTAATAATATCTTTCTTAGCTAACTCTAACGCTTTTTCTTTTTGAGATAAGTCGGGAGGTATAATATTAAATATTTCAGGCTTCTTGGAATTCTTTTTCATAAACCCTATCTAACATCTTTAGTGTTTTCATTGAATGCCAATCTCCTTCTGGAACCTCTGTAAAAGAATTAGAGTTCTGCCATAATTTAGGTCCAGCTACATATATCCAAGCTTTTTCTGTTTCACCGCTATCTAAAGAAACCGGTACAGTTGTTCTAATATATAAACCATTAGATACACCTTCGTATTCGTCATACATATTAAGTTCTTCTGGACTTACATCCATCAATTCAACTACAGCACCTTTACCTTTTTCATTTTTAATAATAGCTGGAAATGATTCTGTTCCAGGGAAAACTAAACTAAAACCTTCTACTCTTCCAGTTTCTTCGTAGTTTCTTCTAAGTGTTCCATATACTGCTAATCTCATTATGCATACCCTATTTCTCTAGGTATTCCAATATTTATTACTTCGAACTTAGGTGAATACATAGTTAAACAATTAATACATTTAACAGCAGAAGCATCCTTTTTAACTGAATCCCAAACAAATACACCTGTATTTACAAGCTTATGTGAACATATGTGACATCTTTTACTTTTTGATATCAGCTTTAACTTCTTGAAGTTTTTTGACTTCGGGTCCTTGAATTGCATTTAGTTGCTCCTTTGTAAATCCTTGGAACAATGTAATTGATTCTGATTTCTTTTCAGTATCCATCATTCCAGATATTTTCATTAACGTATTTAGTGCTGACAACTTATCTCTATCTGTAGAGCCCTGTTTGTCTATTATACTTCTCATTTCTTCTAATAAGTATAAAGGTGTAATTTCTGCTTCATTTAAAACTTTGTCTATTTCTTCTCTAATCAAGTTTTTCACCCTATCGGTTTTTAGCAGCAGTTTAGCTTGAGACGAAGCATATGATTTTTTCTTACTAGGAAATGCATTCATATACGCATCTACAACATCATCCCCCTTTGCTACGTACTTAGCAAATAAGAATTCTTTTTCTGTTGCTTTTGTTCTTTCTTTTTTACGTACAGAGGGAGATTTGCCGTCTTTTGCAAATGTGTGCATATTAGTACGCATCTCTCCCGACATAGTTACGTTCGGATTACATACGAAAGAACCTATAATAGTCCTTACGAATGTAGTCTTCTTCTCTTTGTTGGAACTTTTTAACATCCCAACATACAATACCTGGCAAATTTGACCATCGTCTGAGACAATCCAATCATCTACAGAGGCATGCCTCCAGTCTTTACAGATAGAAGCTAAAGGATAGTATTCTCTAAACTCATCTAAGTTATCAAATAAATACTTGGTTTCACCGTTTATTGTTCTTGTTTTCATAAACTAATTACTTTTCTTCTTTGTCGTCAACATCTTTGTTAAGTTCATCAACAACGAAGTTTATATAATTATTCATAAGAAAACGTTTTTCCATAAGTTCTTGCTCTAGCTGTATAGTAGCTCCACCTATTTGGTTTGCTCTTTGAAATTGAGCTTTTGCTTCTTCTGATAAATCAGAAATTAAAAACTCGTACTCTTTTTCATTGTGCACTATTTTCATCTTTTGTTCTTTGTCACTCATTATTTACTCCATTTACGGTTTTTAACTATTAACGCCATTACTGCATATACCGCAGTATCTAAAAACGCATCTTCTATAGGTTCGTTCTTTGCCTCGAAGTTGTGTTTAGTTGACAAGTTAACTAGTCGGTTTATTTTATCATTCATTCTTACTATAATACCTAATAAGGCTATATTGACTTCTTCCTCTGATTTTAATTGAGTTCCCATGGCAATGTTGCCAGGACCGTAGTCAAATTGTTTTTTACAAAATGTCATATACATTGTGTTTAATATTTTTTTAAATTCCTGTTCTGTTTCAGGAAAGCTTTCCTTTATATGTAATACCACTTTTTCGGTTTCAGTCTTTTGTTCCATTATTATTCTCCCAGTTTTGTTTCATTGTTATTACGTCCAAGTTTTTTATGTTACTTGCTTGTTTAATACCTATACCACAGTCATAACATTTTCTGATTGGAATCTTATGTTCTATGGTTAAGCAGTTTTCATCGGGATTTTTAGAATCCCAAGGATTATCTTTGTAAATATTATACAATATAAGATTATCTTTTTTTAAGGTACTTTGGCTTTTCTTTTGCACGCTTCTCTTATATTCGGAATAAGGTAGGTTTCCATCTTTCTCCATGTCATAGAACCCTTTATTCTCGTAATATCTAAACATAGCAAGGCTTTTCTTAATATTTGTTTCTTCTGATGGAGGAAAGTCTAGGTTTCTTTGTATGCAAGCACACTTAGAATCACAGTACTTTCTTTTTCTGTATAGGTATATAGTAAGAGGTTTATCTTGTTTATTAGGATTTATAAAACTATTACAGTCTTTTCTCTTACAATACCTTAAGTCTTCCGGCTTTATCTTCATTTTAATTACTTTGTCATTTTTAGAAAATTTATACTTCTTGGATAAATCATATTTTTTCTGCAAATCTTGCACTAGTTTTTTATCTCCTAGCTTCTTAGCTGCTATTATTTGTTTTGTGATTTTTTCCACAAGTAATCTCCTACTCCTAATTGATATAATCCGTTAGATATAGCTTCTATTTGACGTTCATTATGTTCTAGCCCGGTATTATAAAAAATCGCGTGTAATACTTCGTGTATTAACGTTTCTTCTATTCTTGACGGTGCTATGTCTTCATTTATTAATATAACGTTCTCTTTTACTAGATGTCTACCATATAACTCTTTATTTCTATCCTCATGCTCTAATTTCGACGTCAAAATTTCATATGGGTGTCCACCTATGTTTAATTTCTTTTTCATACTGCCCTCCCTACGGCTAAGTGTGTACATTAAATTGATAATACCTGTCATTTGTGTATGTAACATAGTATATTATTATTACATAAGTCAACAACTAATTACAATTAATTTAAAATATATTTAACAATAAGGGAAAATAACTGTTGACAACAATAATTGAATTTTTGTACTATAATACTCGGTGCTCTTGATAATAAATAGAGTTTATTA